CTTTCCAGTATGGCGATTGAATGCGGTTTATTAACCAGTTGGACGGAAATTAACGCTTGGGCGCAGTCACAGAACATGACTTTAGCCCCGTTTGAAAGTGAAGCGATATACGCAATGGGCCGAGCGTTTACCAATGCATACTCAGAATATGATCGCTCTGATTTACCCAGACCGTACTACAACCGAGAAGCGCACAGAAATGAAAGCGCCATCCGCAACGCACTAAGAGGTAACTAATGGCAGATTTAGCAAGCCTTGTCGTCAAAGTGACCTCCAAGGGCGTGGATAAAACCACCGCAGAGCTTAATAAGCTCGATAAAGAGGGCGCAAAGGCCGAGAAATCGACCAATAAGCTCTCAAAAAGCTTTGGAGGTCTTAAGGCAGCGGTCACGGCTGCGGCAAGTGCTATCGCCGTTCTAGGCATTGCCCGGATTGTGCGAGAAACTGCCGATGCCGGTATTGCGCTCGACTCCATTAACAGCTCATTAATTGTCGCAACAGGAAGCACTCAGGCAGCCGGTATTGAGTTTGCCTTTTTGCGTCAGGAAGCGGCGAGATTAGGCCTTGATTTAAGAGCATCAGCAGGCGCTTATGCCAGCTTAGCAGCAGCGGCAAGAGGTACAAACCTGCAAGGTCAGGCAACCAGAGATATATTTTCTGGTATTTCTGAGGCTATGACAGCATTAGGGCGCGGCTCTCAGGAAACAGAGCGTGCATTACTCGCTGTTGAGCAAATGATTTCAAAAGGCACTGTCTCTGCCGAAGAGCTTCGGGGGCAGTTGGGTGAGGTGTTACCCGGCGCATTCCAAATGGCTGCACGCTCTATGGGCGTCACAACCCAAGAGCTTGGTAAGATGCTGCAAAACGGCGAGGTATTAGCCGAGGACTTACTGCCACGATTAGCGCAATCACTTAGCTCTACTTTTAGCACACAAGCCGAAGCCAGAGCAGAAGGATTACAGGCACAGATAAACAACTTTAAAACTGCCGTGTTTGAGCTTATGTCCACCGGTAATATGCAGGGCATGGCAGATGCGATTGCTGATATTACCAGCATGATTAGCAATCCCGCCTTTCAGGAAGGTTTTGCGGCCTTTGTCGGCGGCACAATACGTCTCGGTGGTTTCTTGGCAGAGCGGGCAGCAGCAGTTGGTGCCTTTTTCACCGATAGCCTGGAAGAGCAAGCAGAGCAGGCAAACGAGATTGTTAATAATCTGGAAAGACGGCTCGCCAGCGCCAAAAACCCGATGGCAAAACTCCGCATCAAAGAAGAATTGGCGGAAGCAAGAGAAGAAGCTGAACGATTACAGCAGGCCATTTGGGGCGCAGGTCAAACCAATACCAATCTTAACCTGCCGGCACCAGAAAAACCCCAAAGCACCACACAAGGCAACGGACTGCCTAAAGAAGCTGACTTTGGCGATACGATCATTATCCGAGCGCAGGAACAGGTAGCAGCAGTCGATCTGGTCGCAGAGCGTTATGAAGAACTGAATATGGCTGCCGAAAGGCTCAACGATACACTGAAAACGCCGCAGGAAATCTATCAGGATGAAATCACCCTCTTAAATGAGTTGATCGCAACCACTAAAGAAGGTTCTGACGAGCGGCTGATTTCGTATGAAACCTATACCCGCGGAGTGCATGAAGCACAGGACAAGTTAGAGAAGTCGGTCAAAGGCAGTAATGAAGAAATGACCGAGTTTGCCAAACAAGCCGCTCGTAATATGCAAAGCTCCTTTGCGGATTATTTATATGATCCGTTTAAAGATGGCGTTGATGGCATGGCAAAAGGCTTTATTGACTCCCTCAGACGCATGGCTGCAGAAGCGGCAGCGTCCAAGATATTCGATCTGGTCGGTGGCTCACTAAAAAATACAGGTATTGGCGGAAGCATTGCCGGATTCTTTGGCTTTGCTGATGGCGGGGTAATGTCCTCGGGCGGCTCAATGCCATTAAAAGCCTATTCAAAAGGCGGCGTGGCTAATAGCCCACAACTGGCCCTGTTTGGTGAAGGGCGAATGAATGAGGCGTATGTGCCATTACCTGACGGCAGAAGCATTCCCGTCACCATGAACGGCCCTCAAGCACAACCCATTACTATTGTGAACAATGGCGCGCCGGTGCGGGTGGTGTCTGACACTATGAACGGTAATGAGCGACAGATTGTCATTGCCGAGGCGGTCGACCAGTCAAAACGTGCGGTGGCGACCGAAATCATTCGCGGCGATGGCGATATATCCAAAGCAATGGAAAGCATCTTCGGACTTAACCGAGCAGTGGGGAGTAGACGATAATGCCGGTCAATTGGCGTGCAACACTACCTAAACCCAATGCAGATGGGTATGTCCTTCAACCTGGTGATGGGCGTGAAGTCTCCGAAATGGAGCAGGGGCCAAGACGCATCCGAAACCGTTTTGTCAATGTGCCGTCCACGATTACCTTGCCGTTCATTATGACGCTGGCCCAGCTGGTAGAGTTTGAAGCGTTCTACGAAACCGACATAAACAACGGCGTTGACCCCTTTAATATTGAACTGATGCAAGGTGGCGTGTTGGGGCTTAAAACCGTTCAAATCATTGCCAGAGGGCAGCAGACACCAATGGGCGGCGACCTTTATCAAATGTCGCTACAGGTTGAAACCGTATGACTACCGCATTAGATGAGCTGTTTGCCTCCAACCCCAACAATAAAACCTATTACATCACTATTGAGCTGAGTCATTCGGCATTTTCGCCTAATGTGCATCGACTGGTTCAAGGCTTTACTGATTTACAGGCCACTCTCGAAGTTGACGCGCCATATAACGCATCAGAGGAAGTCACCTTTAGCAAAGCAGCCTTTAAGCTTTCTATCCCTGAAAAGAGCGTCAAGGGCCGTCAGGATTTGACTTGCACAATATACGGGGCAAGTTATGAAATCATTCAACAGCTCGAATTGCAAGCCAAAGCCAACCGTGAGCCAGTCAAAATAACCTTTAGGGAGTTTGAATCAGGTGATTTAACAGCTCCAGCCTCACAGCCTATCACCATGACCGTTTTAAATCCGGCAGCAGCAGCGGATTCAGTTTCCTTTTCAGCCACCTTTGCCGATGTGATTAATAAGCAGTTCCCTTCCATATTTTACAAGCTTGATACCCATCCAGGGCTTGCCTGATGCATTGGTCTGATAGCTATATCGGCATGCAGTGGAAGCCCTACGCCACAGGCAACGGCGCATTTGATTGTTGGGGCTTGGTTCAGCATTGCTTGAAAGAGCATTACGGCATTGTGCTTGACCGATACATTGATATTTTAACGGACGATCACAAAGCCTTTAACCGGGCAGTGTTTAGCGAGTTAAGTGGTGGCAAGTGGATCAAACTGGAAACGCCCACCGATGGAGCAGTGGTGCTGATGTCACAAAACAAACTATTTCACCACATTGGCATATTTACCGATGGCGTTGTGCTGCATTCAAAAGATGGGGCTGACGTGTGTAAAGAAACGCTTCAAACAATCCGATTAACTGGCTTTAAACGAATCGAGTTTTATATACATGAGCGTATCGCTAAAAGTTCTTAAATCACCGCTGGACGTCTATTCAAAAGACGTGGTGTATTTCGATGGAGGCAATTCCATTGATGATACATTTCGCCAGTTAAGTGGGAATTATGATGGGCCATGCGATCACGTTTTATGTATGGTCAATGGCGAAGAAGTCACAGCTGATAAATGGACTGATCGTGTATTAGTTGAAGGCGATGCCGTTATTGTTTGCCATCGTGTACATGGTCTGGAATTGGGCGCGATACTGGTTAATATTCTGATATCTGTTGCCCTTTCAGTTGTATCATCATGGCTCACCTCGGTTCCCGATGCCGATAAGAGTGGCGAGATACCCGAAGCCAGCCCAACCTATTCGATTGATGCCCAGGGCAATAAGGCGCGGCTAGGTAAGGTTATCCCTTCGCGTTATGGTCGGTTTAGAATATATCCGGATTTTGCCTCAGCCCCTTATCGTGAATACATTGGCGGCGATCAGTTTTTATATCAACTGTTTTCAATTGGCCAGGGTGAATATGATTATTCTGATTTAAAAATTGGTGATACGCCCATTGCCAACTTTGATGAAGTTGAATACGAATTTTATTCACCAGGACAAAAGATCACATTGTTTCGTGATGCGGTGAATGTATCACCTGACGTGACTAATTCAACCTTATTTGCCCCTAATGAACCTGAATACACTGGTGATGTTGGACCGTTTATCGCCAATGATGTTGATACGGTAGCCGAAGAGATTGCAATTGATATCCTTATACCGAAGGGTCTTTATTATTCAAATGAAGACGGCGGTTTAGATGCTCGAAGTGTTCGCGTGTTTTTTGAATACCGCGATGTGGATGAGTTCGATCAAGGTGTCGGCAGTTGGGTGGTTTTTGAAGATAAAACCTATACTGCAGCCAGTGTTGAACCTATCCGGCGCACCATCCGTAAAGTCATCACCACCACCACAGGACGGGTGCAGGTTCGTGGACGTCGAATTAATAGCTCTGCTGATGATTTTAAAGAGTCAGATGAAGTGCGATGGGTGGGACTTAAAGCCTATCTGGAGTCTACTCAAAGCTATAATCACTCAACCTGGGCAGTGAAAGCTAAAGCAACCGATAACCTGTCCAGCCAAAATGAGCGACTGTTTAACCTGATTGCTTATCGAAAACTGCCGGTCTGGGATGGCACGCAATGGCTACCGATTGCACAAACACGAAACATTGCGTGGGCGTTCTGTGATGCATTAAAAGCCGAGTATGGCGGTAATTACCTCGATAAAAACCTTGATTTAGCCGGCATTAAGACGCTGGCTGATGAATGGGATACACGAGAAGATTATTACGATGGACAGTTTGATACCAAAACAACGCTATGGACGGCGCTTAAAAAAATGTGCATGGTCGGCAGGGCAGAGCCTATTCAATACGGTGAGCAGTTCAGCATCGTCCGGGATGGCAACTATACGACCAATACTTACATGTTCAACGGGCGTAACACGCTAAAAGGCTCGATGGGTGTTAGTTATTTAACGGTTGATGAGTTTGCCGATGACTCCGTAGAGGTCGAGTACACCGACCCAAGCACATGGAAGCAGGATTTCATCACCGCAGCTGTCCCCGGAAGCCCTGCCAGTCAGCCTAAAAAGGTCAAATTGGATGGCTGCACCAGTCGCTTGCAGGCTCACCGTGAAGCCATGTTTATGGCGGCGAAACAGGAATATCGAAACGTAGTTGCCGAATTTAGTACCGAGTTAGATGGGCGAAATGTCAGCTATCTTTCAAAACTGATTGTGGTGCAAGACATCAGCCGGTGGGGTAAGGGTGGCGAGGTGGTTGCAGTAGATGGCAATACCTTAACGCTATCGGAGCCGGTGACGTTTGAAGGTACGGGAGATCACTTTATTTATCTGCGTAATGATTCTGGTGTCACCTTTGATCCGTTTCCTTGTACCTTTGTCGCAGACGATGAGGTAACGGTGATTGGCACACTGCCCGCATATCTTTATACGGGTTATGACAAGCAAAAAACCTATTATGCCTTTTCATCACCGACTCAAGTGCCGCGTAAAATGCTGGCACAAAATGTCAGAGCGGAAGGTGAAACTAAAGTCAAAATACAGGCGGTCATTGACGATCCAACCGTTCACAGCTTTGATGCATTAATCAATGCCGGGACCATTATCACTCCGCCGAGTGTTGGACCCAAACCGATTGAGCTTTTCAAAGTCTCCAATCTGGTGGTGATTCAGGCTGGAACCCTGACCAATCCACAATTGGTGCTGTCATGGACGCCTGCAAATAACGCCAAACGCTATTTAATTGATATCTCCTATGATGAAGGGGTTACATGGAGTCGGGTAAGCACAACCACCAATAACAGCGCACTGATTGATGTTCTGTTTGGCGTGGTGGATGTAAGGGTAGCGCCACAGAGCGAAGAAATAGGGCAATGGTTTCAAGTTCAGGTCAATGTTGGATCGGATTTTGGCATTCCCGATCAACCGACTGGCCTTGCAGTTGCCGCACCGTTTACCGGAACGTTTGTTGATGTAACGTGGACAGACCAACCCAACGCCCCCTCATGGTTTGTCGAGGTGCTGGATTTAACGGCAGCAGTGCGTTATTCGGAAGTCTTAACCACTAATGCATTCCGGTTCAGATCCGATCAAGCCGCTATCCACGGACTAGGGCGTGAATTTGATGTGGTGGTATATGCCATTAACGCCAACGGGGTTAAAAGTCCATCTGCCACGCTACGGGTTAAAAACCCACAGGTCGCAAAACTCACTGGCGTAACGGCTTCTGGCATTGCCGATCAAATCGTCATTGAATTTCCCGAGTCGGCAGAGCTGGACTTTAACAACTTTCGGTTATATGCCAGTCAAACGGCAGGCTTTACGGCGGATAACAGCACACTGGTTGAGCCAAACATTCGCACCTTGCTGTACGCCTTTCCGGTCAATTATAGGGAAACGTGGTATTTCAAAGCGTCCGGTGTCGATGTGTGGGGAGCTGATGAGCTGCTTTTCTCCGATGAGATAAGCGCCCAAAGCGGCGAGATAGTCGCAACCGTTATCACCGATGACTTTATCGAAACACCGATGTTAAAGGCGAATGCGGTCACGGCGGACAAGATTACGGTATCAAGCCTTTCTGCACTCTCCGCCAATATGGGAGAGGTCACCAGTGGGGTGTTTAAAACCTCCGCCTTAACGGGCTACAGGGTCGAAATGTCCAGCGCGGGGGATTTCCCTATCTGGTACGGAACCGGCACCAAAGATGCGACTAACGGCAAGTTTTACCTTGACGTCAACGGCAATCTGGTCGCTAAAGGGCTAGAGATTTATGATGATTTAGGTAACCTGGTTATATCATCAGGCGGGACTTTTAGTGGAGATATTCCATCATCGAGCGTCACAGGCTTGGGCGCATTTGCCAGTGTTGACGAATTAACCAGTGCCAATATATCAACCTACATCGCAGGCGCGGCAATAACCAACGCATTAATAGCCAATGCAGCCATTGAGACAGCAAATATTCAGACCGCAGCAGTTGAGACTCTTACAGTTGCTGGAAGGGCTATAACCAACCCAGTAAGCGCATATACGGCAGGAGCTGTATCATCAAGCCCCCCAGGATGGGTCACAATACAAAGTTTAACTATAGCAGGAAATGGGGAGCCAATTTTAATTTGGGCTAGTGCACTTTTGGGGTTATCTTCTGGCGATAGTGAGCCGGTTAGTGGTTATGGTATAAGGATTTACTGCGCCACAACTGGACAGGTTATATACAACCTTGACGCTGGAGAGTCTGCCGGGTCAAAAGACTTTAAAGTTATTTCATGCTCCGTGACTCATATAACAGGGTCTGGGAATAGAGTTTATTATTTACAAATGAACCCAGAGGGGAATGCGACGACAGCGACAGCGCGTTCTCTTGTCGCTATGGAAGTTAAAAGATGATTAATTTTATAGTGATTGATAAATATACTGGTTCGATTTTAAGATCGGGAAGCTGTGTTGCCGATATGACTGAATATCAGGCAGTAGAAGAAAATGAGTCAGTTAAAATCGGAACAGCCAACGACGAAACGGATTATTTCGATCTCGAAAATGAGGCGGTCACCCCAAAACAAACCAACACCACGATCCTTGATACCCTAGAAATCAACGCTGACGGAATAGATCAAGCAACCTTTTCAAGCATTCCCGTTGGCTCTGAAATATTTCTAAACGGGCAAAGCCTTGGTATCTGCAATGATGGCGAGTTTGAATTCTCCACAGATGTTATTGGATCAAACCGTATTCTCATACAAAAGGTGGAATACCTTGATTACCAGGTGACAATCAATGCAATTTAAACAAACCCGATTCAGTTCAATTACCGATGCAGTCGAAGCACTTCAACATGACATCGATGTGGCTGCAGGTAATGCCCGCGCCAGATACATAACCACAGTGCAGGGGCAGGAAGCCGTCTATACCGAAAAAATGCGGCAAGCAAGGCTGTATATCGAGCAAGGTTATCCGGTCGATACAACCGGGTTTGAAATGATTGTGGCAGAAGCCAATGCCAGAGAGACTGACACCACAGAGGCGGCCAATTTTATTAAATTCACCGCAGACTATTGGAATAACGTGCTTTCACCGCAAATAGAACAACTACGTGTCGGTACGAAAAACAAACTCACCGCACTCGATGAAAGCGCAACAGTCCAACAAGCGGTAACGATTGCTTACAACGCAATTCAGCAATTAAAAGCGATTTGATTTAAACACAAAACCAACCCAACAAACCCGCCACGGCGGGTTTTTTATTG